CAGCCGCAGACGCAGCCGATGAAACCACGTTCGCGTTCGTCGTGACAACATCAGCCGCCGTCGAAGCGGCATCAGCATTTGTTGAGACGACATCAGCAGCCGTAGCCGTTTCAGAAGCGGAGGCGTTGCCTTCACTCACGAGAGCAGCGGCGGCAGATGCCGCAGCCGCAGTCGCACTCGTAGCAGCGTTAGTGGCCTGCGTAGTCGCCTGAGCCAACTGGCTAGACATGCCCGTCTCAGCCCAGTTCTTCGTCACCGCATCCTGCGCCAACGTCGGGTCAGCAAGATCCGTGATCTTGTTCGACCCAGCAGCCAAGTCACCACCAAGAGTGGTGGAAGTTAGAGTCTTGTTAGTCAGCGTTTGGGTAGTGTTTGTGCCAACAACGCTCGACGACGCTCCGATGTCGTGAACATTAGATCCGGCAGCCTGATGGCTGCGCTGGTCTGTGAAGTCGAGCGCAGATACACCGTGCTCAACAGAAGTGCCAGCCGTATGGCTTCGTGCAGACGTTCCATCGACACCTCGCGTGACCGTAAACTGAGAGCCAACTAACGCAGTCACCGTCAGGATCTCTTCGTTCGCCGAGTCCTTCGCCAAGATCAAGGTGAACGGATAACTGGACGGGAAACCGCTCGATGAAGCAACCTGAATAGCAACGTCGGTTGAGGAGATAGACAGCGAAAGTGTCGTGGTTACTGCTGTGGAAGAGTAATACCGAGCGGGAGTTCCCATACTTTCTTACCTCGCGTACTGAATGATTGATAGATAATTTTTCTGTTGCTTCGCCTTCTCTTCAGCCAGACGAACACCGAACAACTGGTACAAGTAGCGAGCAACGGAGGAGGACTGCCCCACCTCGAAGGGAGCATCCATAACGTCTGCCGAAGGCGACACCGCCGTCACCTTGCCGGGGTCAATCGTGCTCACCAAACGCCACATAGCACCAAGACGGATAACGTCTTCCGCTGATTGCGGAAGACCGCTTGTGGACGCAAAGTTGTCCGAGTCGTTCACCAGGGGAGACGGGTACTTCGTGTATTGCACACGAACATCTCGACCAGCCATAGGAGCCTCAAGCAAGACAATGGCTGACCTGACGGTGTTGGGGTCACCGTCAACCCTGAAGTTCCTGTCCACTCGATACCGCTTTAGAAGGTGCCAAACATCCGTCGGCCCAACCGCGTCGAATGAGACCCCAGTAATTTCCTCAAAGTCCGTCGGCAGGGGATAGGCGTAAGTAATGCCGTCGAAGGTGAAGGTGTGACTGCCGATTGCAACGAGGTCAATGCCCTGGATCGTGTCGTTGAGTGCCCGTTTTACCTGACTTCGGGGGAATGTCGGATTATTCCGAATAATGGCATTTACAGAGTGAGCAGCAGCGGTGCTTCCACGGAAGCCCCGACCACCGGGCATGATCTCGACCGTGCCAGCGGTCTTGTTGACGGACTTGACGTAAATAAGTTCGTTGTCAATCTCTACGATGCCTCGACTAAGAGCGGTCGCGTCATCAACCGTGAAGGTCAAGTCAGTATCCGAAACCGACTGCAACAGAACCGTGAGGGATTCCTGGTTGCGAACATACGAAGAGATCTCTGCAAGAGTTTCTTCTGTAATTTCAAGGAAAGTGCTCATGCCTTGACCGCCCGACCGACTTCCTCAGAGGCGCGAACAGCAAGGGTAATATCTTTCATCTTCGTAGACCTCGGCTGAATGCCCTGCTTACGGGCAGACCTGTAAGCATCCAACTCCCGGTCATTCGCCCGGTTCTTGTTCTGAGCGTCCATCGAGACCCATTGCAAAGTAGATGCCTTACAGCCGAAGCAACCCTCGACAAACTCGGGGTGTGTGATGTGCTTATGTAGTGACATAACTTCCGTAACCGCCTGCCGTCAGTTCGTCGGCTTCTGCTTGAGTGATTTCGTGGATCATGCCTCCCTGATAAGAGGCTTGACACGTTTTAATAAATTCAGGGGTGGGGCAAACAAGTTGTTGCCAAGTCCCTTCGGCTGTCTTAACAACCCAATATCCCTCGACAACTTCAGCCCACCACAAAGGGTTCGGTAACCCGTACTTAATGTGACGATGGGGAGTCGTAAAAGTTGGCATGTCTTCCTTGTCATGGCAGAGGGGCCGACCCGAAGGCCGACCCCTCCACACAACGGCTAGGCAGCGATGCTGCTCTTGACCTTGATGCTGTAACGCGCTTCGTTGCGGAACGTGTTCCAGCCGAGGAAGGCTTTCCAGCCCACCGTGCGGAAACGACGCAACTTGTCAACGTCCGGCGCTACAATCGTCTTCGGTTCGTACTGAACCGCTTCGACAAGCGCCTGCTTGCCGATAATCAAGGTGTCGTAGATCTTGTTCGCGCCAGAACCCGACTGGGATTCTGCACGCGGAGTCTCTACCCACTTGACTCCCTCATACACTCCAACTTCGCCGTCCCAGATCGCTCCGGTTCCGGTGTCGTTGTAGATGTGAGGCGCACGCCATTGGTCATTACCCTGGGTGTTTGCTTCGCTCCGAAGATCGAAAGAAACATCTGGGTGCATGAAGCCCATGAAGTAGGAACCTTCGCGGGGCTGGACGTTAGCGCCGCGCAACTTGCTGACCGCCTTCCGAATGGAAGCCGAGGTGATGGTTCCAGGCGTGCCGCCAGACAGGTTCTCACCAGGCAGAGCCGGGGTACTTGAAGCCCCGGCAGAGTTGGTGAATGCTGTCTGAGCACCAACCATGACTGCCCACACCAGAGCGTCAAGGCTGTCGCGTTGATTAAACGCGAGTATGTCGGCCACGGCTGGGTCCACCTTGGAGATAGCCTCCAAAGACAAACGCTCCGTGGTCGTTACGGCATTACCATATTCATTGACGGTAACAGCAACCTTGTTGGTGTTCTCCATCGCAGTAGAGGTAATGTCCTGAGTCTCGTTGAGAGCCGCAGTAACCCGCGCAATGTCGTTATGCAGTTGGAAAACGACAGTAGAACCCGGCGATGTAACATCAACCGGCTTCTTATCGGCGAATTTACGGAACATGGGTTCCGAGCGAAGGGCCATCTCAACGAATTTGTCGTAGGCGGTGACAACCAAGTGCCCCATCGTGGTGGTACTGGTCGAGTCAGCGGTATGAGTGTGACTCGTGGTACCGATTGGGTTGTTAGCCATCTTCGCCTCCTTTCACTTTTTCGTTGGGACCGATTACTGACCGCGTAGAATGGCTTGCAACTCTTCGGGACTTTGCGCTGAATTAATCAAGTCCTCGACAGATGTGCCAACGGTGGGGTCAATCCCACCGTCCGTTAACCGAGCCATATCTTCTGCGGCACGAACGACTGCCGGATCAATTAAGGATTGCTCCTCTTCATAATCCTGTCCTTCGTCATCGACAGCCTCAATGCCGAATATCTCAGCGTTATCGTCAAGCCAGTCGTAGAGGTCATCCATATCCTCAACCTCATCCGGCACATACTGTGCAAGTGCTGGACTTACGCCAGACTCTTCGAGTGCTGCTGCTAGGTCGTTGAACCTAACCTCCGCGTACAACTCATCGAGTTGATCGTCACGCTCATCGAGCGTTGAAGACAGATCCTTGATCTGCTTGCGAAGGTGCTTAATCAGATCAGAGCCGGACATCGACTCTTCATCGTATTCATTCTCGTATTGGGCCATCGGTACACCCTTTCTGTGTATGCCCTTCTTCGGGTTGCACTACCCACATCGCGTCAAGGGGGTTACCGCGAATGGCTGTAGCGACTATCGGACTACTACTCACGCAGGGGCCGACCGATCCTGCTATGGGTGGACATGTCCCGAATCGAACGGGAGTTAAGGAAGTTGTAGAGCGATGCTTTACGTTTTCCTTCTAACCTGTCATGCCCCGACGTATTAAACGTCTGTTCTCTTGGACAAGGAACCTCGCCCGAGAGCACTTTCCTTCTTGAACTGTGCTCGCTCTTTACTGGCGAACTTACGACGACGCTTGCCTATGGCAGCGCCACCAGTTAACGAAGCAGCCTCACGAGCGATACCCTGATAATTCATCGTGTCATCGCCGTACAACTTGCCAAGGCGAGTGACATCGCCTTCCATCGCAACTGCCGTAGAGAATGCCTGCTCAGCCTTATCAGCCTTGCCAGCATCAACAAACTCTTCAGCGAATCCCCTGGATATATCTTTCCCGCCAAGCCGCTCGCTTGCAGCGCCCACCTCGGCTGTCTCGTACTGCCGCTGCAATTCTCTGTACGAGTTCAGTCCATACGGATTGTTGGTTTGCCTCTGATTCAAAATCGGGGTCGCCCTTGCCGGGTCCAACAAGTACGAAACCATCTCGCCCGTCGTCAATCCATAGTATGTAGATAACTGCTCCTTCAAGAAGTCATCTGCCTCGTTGAGCGCCGCGTATGCCGTGTCAACTCGATTGCGGAACTCAGCAACGCTGATGCTGTTGCCGATCAGATTTGTGAAATCATCAGGTGAGTCGTAGAAGCCACCAGGCATATCAGCGGATTGCAGGATTTCCCGGTACTGGCGTTCCTGCTCGATGTACTGAGCGGGTGTCAACATGCGGTCGCCTGGGCGACCTTGACCATTAGCCAACCGTTGACGAATAATCTCATTGCCCTTGAAGCGTTGCTTGTAAGCGTCAGAGGTGTAGATCTCGTTCAAGATCTGTGCCTCGGACGGGTCAAGGAAGTTAGCGTACAAACTCTTGATGCTGGCGTTAATACTGTCGATGAGACCTTGACCAAGGCCAAGGTTCTGGAACATCAGGTTGACTGCATCACCGGCAGACTGAGAACGCTCACGGTAAATCTCGCGCTCTGTCCCATTTGACAGGCGCTCCATCGTGACTAGGTAGCCGCCAAGGATTCTCTTCTGGTAAGTGCCTGTGACCGTGGGCGCTGGCGGTGGGTCGTCGTTCTGCCGTGGCGGTGGCTGGGGTATCGCCTCCTGAACACTCTGGTAATACCCCGATGAGTTCGCCGCAAGGAATGAGTCAAGTTCATTTCGCCCCTGCGGAGTGCTCGTCTGGCGATCCAGATCGGCTTGCAGTTGTTGAAGGGCGGCTAGGTCAATTCTGTTGATATCAACCATGCGCTACCCCAAGAACCCGAAGTCTTTGAGAATCCGCGATGCGATGTCGGTCTTCTCCTTAATAGCCGTAGAGGTGTAGTCAAACCGCTCATCCTTACGCGCCATCATTCGAGCGTCATAAAGATTAAGAGGCTGCCATTCACCGTCTTCTCCCATTGAGTTCACGACTCTCTGCATGAGCGGGTCATTGAAGTCAAGATCAGGAAGTTCCAACTCTTGAGCCATCACCTTTTGGTAGGGATTGATAGCGGTAACAACGTCGTACCCGTTATCAATCTGCTTAGCGAGACCTGGGTACAAGCCCTTAGCCATGTCCTTAAGTTCCTGATCCAGAGCATCCCTCTTGATGTCACCATCGAGGTAACGATTGAGGGTCGTTCTAAACCAAGAAGTAAAAGCGGTGTTCGACATAGAGGTGTCAATGCCATAGTTCCGAGCAAGTTGATACAACTCATCTGACTTAACACCCGCCTCACCGTCGAAATCGAAGACCTCAATGCCACCGACCATCTGGGTGTTATCGAAGTTGACGTAGCCATTAACGATGTCGTCGAGCCATTCTTCGTCGTAATCCTCGTAACTCTTACGACGCTCTGAAACTCCGTAGAAGGACTTAGTAGCCAAGTCTCGAAGAACCTCGTCAGGAGGAACGGTTGCACCGCGAGCCTCGAACCTCTTACGCAACTCCTCGACATCGTTGTCGATGATCGCGTTGAAAGCGTCCTCGCCCAACTCCGAACGCTGCTTGTCCTTCTCCTGCCACTCAGCGTTGTACTTACGGAACCAGTCGCTTCCCTTGATGCGAGCCTCAATGATGGAGGCATCGGTGACAAGATCACCAATCATCTCATTGAAAAGAGCAATGAGTTGCGGGTTCTTGTCAAGGTAGGCCGCTCCGTACCCGAACTGCTGTGCATACTTCTCAGTCTCAAAGGTGTCGATTTGGCGCTTCCCTTTATTGAAGCGTTTCATCTCCTTCTTGGAGACCTTGCCGTCGTTGTTTTCATCCAACGGGTTGTAGACCATTAGTAGCCCATCCTCGACATGCGCTCCTGAAGATCAGGGCCAGGTCGATTTCTTGGATCTGCAAGAATGCCATCAAGAACACCAAGGAAGTTCGACGCAACCTGAGACTCTGCGTAATCCTCTTGCCCTTGGACGTAAGACCGAGCCAGTTCAGCGGGGTTGAACCCACCAGTAGTCTTAGAGAAACCCCTACCGGAAGTCGTCACATACGGGTTTGCACGCTCGAACTGGTTAAGAGTCTTCTGAAAATCTGCGACCTCATCGGGGTTTACCTGACGACCTAGGCCAGCCTCAAACTGCGGGTTGACTGTCGTGAACGCCTGACCACGATTGGACTCGTTCGTTGTCACCGTGGTCGTCGGACCACCCGAGCCAGAACCAAACAAACCCATGTCTGCGCGACTGGTTAGGAACTCATTCACATCCTGCTTAGCGAGAGCGGCCCCCTGAAGCATTTCATCAACGTCGTCATATCCAGACTTATCCATCAAGTCGAGAAAATCCTTGTATTGCTTCGGGTCAGTCGCCTTCATTTCCAAGAGTTTTTGCTTGATCTCGGTGTTCGTCATCGTTGGGAACACTTCGCGGCGAGCGTCATACAGAGATATGTAAGGAGCGTCAGGGTTAACGAACGTGTCTGTTCCAACCATTCGACCAGGGCCGACAGGGACAGCAAATTCGGTAGGGTCACTTCCGACAGAACCGGAGTTCATGCCCGTCGCTTCCCTAAATTTTCTGTTGAACTCGTCTACTTTGCTCTCGAAGTTCGTACCCGTCAGGCTTAATCCCTGACCCGTCCCTGTGAAGTCAATCGTCATATCAGTCCACCGCCGCGTAATCTCTAATAACGTCATCGTTATCGAGGTACATATCAAAGAAGTCACTAAACAAGAGTGACGAGTACCTAACCTGCTCCCGGTAGACGGCCCACATATCGTTCACCGAACCAGAGTCAGCGCCCTCCGCAATGGCCTGCTGTCCCGCAGCCCTGGTTTCCATGTACTCACGAACCTGCATCCACATCGGCGTATTGCCGTGCTCGCTCATAAATTTCTCGTCATTAAGGAGAACCTGGATGCCCTGCAACGTTCTACCCTGGTCTAGATCGAACCCGTTAATAGCAGTAGCCCACGCCTGTCCGTGCTTCTGCTCCATGAAGTCGTACTTGAAATAGTTCCAAGCCTCACGGATGCCGCGAGCGGCGTTACTGTTAATGCTCGCACCGATCTCATCTAGCGCCGCATCCCGAGCATCTTTCATCTCGTTGTATTCATCCCAAGCGGTACTCAAGGCAAGGTCATTTTCCATTGCACTTAAGGACTTCTTTTCCCGGTAGGGAACACCAGTTCCCGGCACCTCTTCCATGCCCAAAGCGGTGTAAACACCCTGATCGAACTCACCAGCGGGAACACCAGAACTGATAAGACCTACAAGGTCGGGGTCAATCTTGCCCAAGTCCCTGGCTACATCCTGGTACTTCTTCTGCTGCTGGTACTCCTCCATCGTGTAGCCGACACCCTTGACCTTCTCCGAGGTGGACGTAACCAACACCGCAGCGTTGGGACCGAACTTGTCCTCAAGTCGCTTTAGGCGCTCGTCGTAAGTAAGCGTCGGGTCTTCCAGCAGCCTGCGCCAGTAACCCAACGCGAGAGCGTTTGCTGATCCAGGGGAAATAGATACCGGACCACCGAATGAGGCGAGAACGCTCATCGTGAAGTAGGCATTGATTTTTTCAATGACTCCTTCTGCCGAGTATTTCTCGTCGGGCAACCCTCCACTTTCGGCCCAGCGGAAGTGTTCGTCTCGCATGATCGCTCCACCGATACCTAGGTAAACGTCGTTACCTTCCCCGCCCTGCCAATTCAAAAGTTTGCGCCACCCGCCAGGTGCCGCGAGTTTCCAAGTTTCTGGCTCAGTCCTGCCGAACGGGACAATGTTCTGGTAAAAGGTTTCGCCAATGGTTTCACGAACTATCTTTTGCACATCTGGCTTGTTTGCCAAGAACATGTTCACGGGCATAGTTACGAGCGGCCCGAACCCAGGCAAGTAAGGAGTCTCGCCGGGGAAAGCAACGTTCAGGCTTCCCTGCGGAACATCGAAAGGAATGCCGAACTTTTCTATCGAGTAGTCCCGAACGGGTTGAGGCATGATGATCCAGTTGGACTCACCACCGCGAATGAAGCCGTAACGGTCGTAAGGAACTACCTCTCCGTCATCATCCACCACCATCCCCAGGGAGTTGGGGAGGTTCCATAATGTATCGGCGCGTGGAATGACAGCAGGGTCTCGCGCAACGATCCTCGCCCACGTTGATGCCGTGTTCTGGAAGGCAGGGAAGAAGGGGATAATGAAGCGCAGGTACTTAGCCATCGTCGAGTATTGCTCGATGGTGTACAGCGTTTCCTTCAGATCCCGCAAAGCCTGTGCCTTTGCTGCGCGGTTGATCCCCTCAAGGACTTCCTTGCTAAGTTCCGTTCCCTGCTCCCGTGCGTTAGCGACCCGAGCGTTGAACTCTTTCCTCCATACGGTGTCGTAGAAGGGCTGCCGATTCAGATGTGTCTCCGGTAGATCACCGATGAGGTTGAAGACCCAATTGGTAACGGGTCGAAATCCCCAGTTTCTAACTTTTTCCGTAACTTCCCGACCATGAATCGGGCTGAGCGGGGTTATCGTTGACTCGATTAGATTCCCCAGTTCGGCCTTGAGTTGAGCGGGGGAGACGTTTCCATCGAGGACCATCTGCCTGGACTTCTCCGTTGGCAGGTACCGTTCGACCATCTCAACTCGATTTGCAACGTAGTCGGAGACACCGCGAATGGGTGTCTTCATGTCGTCTCGGTAGTAGCGAGCATTGGGGCTTTTCATCCACTTGATGATGGACTCTGCGCTCTGGCCTTGCAGGACTCGTTTAGTAACCTCATCTTCAACAAACTGAATACCTGACTGGACTAACTCGTCCCAATACTGCGGGTCGCCAGGGTTGACCATGATGTACTTTTGGCTGTCAACCAGCAGGTCAGACTCACCATCAATCAGGGCGTTCAAGGTCTGGCGATTGGTGTTTCCCATCGAAGTCAGGTCACGAGTAACGTCATCCCAGGGAGTGAACCACTCGTCCCCAACCCTGATACCCGTTGCCTTGAATAGTTCCAGTCCAAATACTTTCTGCGCGTCCCCGGTCAGGTTAAGTTCGGTCTTACGAATCTTTTCCAAAAGGGCGGCGAGTTGCTGCTCTGACTCCGCTAGTTGGTCATCAAGACCAAGAGTGCCCCTAGCAATGCGAGCCTTAAAGTTGGCGATCTTTTCAGCCTCTTCATTAGCGAGGCGGTTCCACCGCTTCACAATGGTTCTGTTCTTGCCACGCTTGTAGGTGTTGTTCGTTATCTTCGCTACACCACCAGGCATTCTGGCGATCATCGGCAAGATGCCGATAGTGGCAACGGAACGTAGAGAGTTCTCGAAAAGGTTGCGCTGCGTGTAACCCGCACGGATTAGGACAGTAGCCTTCCACAAGGCGAGAGTGGTATCGAGCGTGTTTACGCTCCAATTTCGGAAGCCTTGACCCTTGCCCACGCCGGGAACTTTTGTCCTACTACCGGCAGACAGTAGATCGTTTGTTAAGTCGTACTGCTTAGAAAAGTCCCTGACAAGAAGGCGAGCGGTCTTTTGCAACATTTTCATGTCCAGCATCGGCTCAGCAACAGATAACTGCGAGCGCAGACGCTTATCCAAAACTACCTGAACGCCATTATCGGGGTCAATGTATGTGGCGTAGGCACGCTTCGGGTCACGAGCGATCCGAAGAATCTCAGCCCGTCGCTTATCAATCCTTTTGTACAAGTCACTACGAAGATCGTTAAGATCCTTCATCACCTTGCGCTGATCCTCGTCGGACAGTTTTTTCACCTGCTCACCGAGATCGCTTTTACCAAGGTAGTGAGCGACCTGGATCTCGAAAGCCCGGTTCTCGATCTCCTTGACCGCAACAAACTTTTCGTCTGGGGTTACAGCCTTACCCCAGATTTCCAAAGCCTCACGCTCGAAACCAGAGTTACGCAGAACCGAGGAGTCAGTTCCGACTGCCCTGATCTCGGTAAAGCCTCGACCGGCCTCCAAGCCCCTCACCTGGACGAGGCCGTTGGTCTCCTTGCCAGTAAGGAACTGCTTGGTGGCAGACAACAGGCGAAGGGGAATACCGAAGTTGTCTATGTACATAAACTCGCGTGCAGCCGGTGAGGTGCCGCGCTTCTCCGCTTGCAACTTACGGGCATTGCGCTTCTTGTACAAAGCAGACTGGTAAGGGCTGCGCCAGTCTCGAATGACCGCACCGCCGCCGACTTCCTGCGAAAGACGGGAAGCGGCCTTAACTCCCTTAAGTCTGTAGCCGTACCCCATTTCACGGAGGATGTCGGCGAACTCTTCGCTATTGTCAGCCATAGCCTCGATGCGCTTCACGCCGTCAGCGCCGGGTTCGAGGAAACGCTCTAGCGCGACGGGCATTTTCGACTCTGCCGTATGCACCGCAAGACGCTCGTACACATCAGGATGAGCCAACTTCATAACATTCGTGTAGATGTCATTCCTGATGTTCGCCAGTTCGTCAATGTGGCGCTGCGAACCAGTCATCGCCCCGAGAAACACCTTCATGGTTCTCTCGTCATCTATCAATGACGCTGCCGTAGCCAAGGCTCCCTGATTTGGGCCTCGAAACTCTCGCACCGTGAGCGCGTAGTTGTAATCGTTCTTGGCTAGATCCCTAGCCATCTGATTTATTTTGCCGACGCTTCCCACCTGACTACTGGGGTTGGCGATTGCCTGGTCAATGTCATTACCGACCTGCTGTATTACTTTTGCGCCAGCCTTGCCGGATGTTAAGCGGTGCGTTAGGCCACCCGCCATGCCAGGAATGGGCTTACCGAATGCCGTACCGAAACGTAGAACCTTTGTAAACTTGGACCCGAGGACAAGTGGATCGAGATACCAGTCAACGGCGAAGTCAAGGGCACCAGTCGAATAGTTGACATTGAAGTCATCATCGAGTGGGTTGCGGTTAGACACACCCCATTGGGACTCACGCCAGTCATCGTCAGCCAACCGAACGCTGTCATCGAATAGAGCCTCTATGTTCGCTTCAATAGCCTGACCGGGGGAGACCTTGTAGGTATCTTCCAGCGTTAGTCGCTCATTACCCGTAACTGCGCTACCAGCAAAATCAATGAGAGCGGTGTAATTCTGTTCCGTCTCTTTGTAAAAGTTATCTATTTTTTCGATGCCGGAATCAACAGCGTTTAGGGCGGGATTGAGGAATCGCTGAACGAGATTGGGAGTTTCGGCTTCTTCCTGAAGGGCCATTCGTTGCCGCACTCGATCAGCCTCAATCATCTGCTGACGAGTTTCTTCTGACGCATCCTTGATTGGCTTACCGAGATTATCGGCAGGAGTCAAGGTTGCCGCTTCGTCACCAATGAACCTACCCATTTCGACCGCCAGTAATGGCTCGAAGGAATGAGTCACGCTGCTCAGCAGACTCCCACGGAGTCATGCCGATACCCCAAATAATTCCGACAGGCTCAACACCTAAAGCGTCTACGGCTGCGGAAATATCTTCTGGAAGGCTAGGCATTGTCTCTCAAGTAGCGAACGAATCGGACAAATGAACGCGGAGCGTTCGGATCGTTAGCCGCCCCCTCCAACAGAGGTAACGACTGGGCAATATCACTTATCTCCATCTGCGAGAGTTCTGAGACGTTGCGTGAAATCCCGTAAGACTCCGGCCCTCGACCTGGACCCAGCGAGTTACCTTCGGTAATCGGTTCGTCCGGTCGTTCCGTAGGAGCATCAAGCGGAGTGACCTTTGGCATCGAGGCAGCCTTCGCCATCTTTGCCGACTTCTGTAATTGCTGGAAGTCCTTCTGCTCTCCGTACCCGGCGTTGGGCAAGTCTTTAATTGATTGCCCCGGTGCGCCGTCAGTTCTTTCTGATAGCGCACCAGGGCCGCTTACGGGTGCAGGCTTTCGTGGTGCTTGGTATCCACCAGGCGGCACGACTACCTCCTACTACTTATTACGCTTGCGAATGACCGCTGAGTTATCCACGAGATTCGGGTAGCGACGACCCTTGGCGCTTGCTCGACGAGCCGCCTCGCTTTTCTCGCCTGGGGTCATCTTCTTCCGGTTCTTCTTCTTCGTGGGATTTGGGTTTTTCCAAAAGACTCGACCGGGCATTACTTCTTCTTTCTCTGGTACTTCTTTCGAGCGTCGATTGCCGCTTGACGATTGCCACCCTTACCGGCAGCAGCCTTCATTTCCTTGTTGACCTTGCGGCTAGATACGCCTTCTTTCAGGTCAAGGTTGCGGGTAATGATGTTCGCTCCCTTACCCTTACGGGCGCGGTACGCCTCCCGGCGCTTCATCTCGGCCTTGCGAGCCTTCTTCTTCTCCGCTTCGGTCATACCCTCAAGGGACTTGCGGTAAGCCTCGCGTCGGTTGAACTCGGCGCGATCAATCTTGCGACCGTACTTATCCCGCAACTGGCTCGTGGGCTTCTTCGGGCGAGGAGTTACCTTGTCCTTGTCCGATTCCTTCGGGGCAGTCCTCTCGGCTACGCCGCCTGCCTTGCTTGCGGCAAATCCACCCGCACCTACAGCAGCAGCAACAGGAGTTATGTCCCTGGCTTTCTTTCCCTTGCCCTTGCCTTTTGCAGCACTAGATCCGATAGCAGCGCGAGCAGCACCACGACCAGCAGTACCACGAGCAGCAGGGCCGCGACCGGAACTTCCACGACCGCCACCAACGGGCCTGGTCTTGAGATCAACGGGCTTCGCTGTGCGCCCCTTGCTGCCACCGCTAGTTCTACCTCCACGGACTACTTCGCCACGAACTACATCTTTGCTTGGCGTTCTCCTGCCGGAGCCGAGGGCGATTGGCTTACGACCAGATGTGGCACCCCCACCAACGCGGCGACCGCGAGGACCGCCACGGGCAACAGCAACATCTGTGCTTGGTGCGATCACCCTGCGTGCTTGACCGCCCTTACCCTTAATGCGGGTTACGCCGTCTTCTTCCTTAGCCCTCTCGGTTACCTTGTCGCCACGCTTGGCTGTACCGGATTTACCTTCTGGACCCTTCGGCGCGTCTTTGCCGCCTTCGCCTCGCCACTTCGGATTACTGGCCTTGACGTTACGCGGCGGGTTTACGAATCCAGCCTTAGAGCCACCTTCTGCCTGACCTTGACCGACGGATCGAATGCCATCTCGCATCAAGCCTTCGGTTTGCCTTTGATTGCTTGCCTTCGGAGCGTTATCCCGAAGCCGGTTGAGAACCTGCATCTCACCTTCGCGCAGATTCCCGCGCCTGGCTCGCTTCTCAAGAGTCTTCATTAGGCGAGACTCAGAACTTCTTGGGTTAGACAAAGCCTTCTTGAGTTCAGCAGGAGACATCTTGGCGATGGAAACATCACCACCAAGTTTCGGGTTCCTGATCGCGTCCTTTAATGCCTGACTGCCACCAGCCTTCTTCCTGCGCTCGACCTGTGCTTCCGAAGCCTCGCGCTGAGCGGAGGTCTTCTTTGTTACACCTTTTGTGCGGGTCTTGGGTTTGTCAAGACCTTTGCTCTTGTAACGCTTGTACGCGCCTTCGAGTCCAGTCTCGCTTCGCTTGAATCCCAACTTACCAAGAGTGTCCTCTACCTCTTTGGTGCTCATCGGGGTAGTGCGAGCCTCACCGCTCTTAGCCGGTGAAACGGGTCGAGCCGTTGTCGGCTCAGGCTCGTACTTAGGAGAACGCTTTTTTGTGAACCCTGGGCTGGTCGAACCACCAGGAGCGTCTGTCTTTAAATCTTTGGGCTTAGGCTGTGGACGACCACGCTTACCCGTGTCACCAAGTTTCTTAAGGTCTGCCGCCCGTTGCTTATCAATCATAAACTGGGGCTTCTTGGGAGCACCGGGCTTGACCGACTTGGGGCGCGGAAGATTCTTAAAGTTCGGGGGAACTTTCCTAAGTTGGAGAGTAGGGGTCTTCTTAGCCGTGGTCTTCTTGGTTGTCTTCTTAGCCGCTGCCTTTTTCTCGGCTGCCTTCTTCGTCGTCTTCTTGACGGTGGAAGTGCCAGGAGTTTTCGTGGTCTTCTTCGCGGTCTTCGCTGCCTTGGCAATCGGCTTTATGAGTTTGCCACCAGGGATAACGGTCATCCCTAGAAGGGCAGCGTCTCGCTTCGCCTTCTCAGCGTCCTTCCCCCGCATGAATGGCAGGCGCGGATCGAACGCGGTCTTACCCATACTTACTAGGTCTTCACCGAGTCCCTTAGCGACATCCCCCACAAAAGCCGGACCTAATCCGAACTTCGAGTAGCGGTTTCCCTTTTTCTTGGTTTGCCTCTTCGTTCGGGTTTGACCTGGCGGCTCACCAAATTTTCTCTTAGCCATTGTTTCCTCTAGTTACGGGGTTTGCGCGTGGCGTTCTTCCCAATGAAGTGCTGCAACATGTCGTGGTTCTTGTCGGCACGCAGTTCTTCAACGCGACGCTTGCGGTAACCGCGTGCGTCGTCCTTAAGGATCGCCTGCTTCGCGTTCTTCTTCTTCGACTTGTAACGCTTTTTACCCGGCTTCAAGTTCATTCCAAAGTTCTTAGCCAAGCGCCGACCCATACTGTCGTCGTAATTTCCTGGCATAACTACTTCAGGTTGCTGCCGCCAGCACCGATACCCTTGGGCTTGTCACCCTGGGGACGCTGCTGAGTGCCACCACCGGGCACAGAACCGCCATAACGCGAGCATTTGCAGGGCTGCGCCACAGGTGCAGATGCGTTACCGCCTTGAGTTCCAATCATTTTTTCTCCTACGCTGGAATTTGTCGCTGAATGTTTCCCTTAAGAACTGGGCTACCCGAACCGGAAAGTCCTGCAAGAAGGTTCTGCATAGACATCGGTGCCTGCGGCTGCTGGACTTCCGCACCCGGCATGGCTGTGTTTTCTGGTAGCCCTGGAATCTGTTCTTCTCGGGGTTGTTGCTGTTCTTGCTGTTCAGTTTTGGGCGGCTCAAACGCTTGCTTCACCGCTTCTTCGATTGGCGTTCCCTTCTTGCGCTCGTCAATCACGGTCGCAAGAGAGTTGACAACCTTCATGGGGTCTTGACCCTGGGTAGCCAAAGCGGGAATCGCTGAAGCGAGAGCCTGAATGCTTTGCTTCAAAGAGTCACGCATGTCCTCCATATCAACCGCACGCTCTTCTTCGGATGGGTTGATCTGGATAGGTAGATGTCGGCGAGTGAAGGATCGTGAGATCAACTTGTCGCCCCGCGCCTGTAGCGCGAAAACTAGAGCACGGTTGGGATCGAGGCCAGCGAGAAGCCCGTAGTCAACGTTCACGCCGTAGTTGCCCTGAATGTCGGTGCGCGGCGTGTACTTGAGGCTGAACGGTACTCCGTTGACCTTGCCTGAAACTTGGTTGACGCGATTGTTGAAGTAAACCTCATCGCAGCGCATGGAAAGGCTGATCGCCTCACCCAATGCTTCACCCAGGATGGCTTGCGAGACCTTGACTTGCTGGTCAAACGCGGCCTGTAGAGCCTTCACGCCCTGACCTGTGACGATAGATCCGTCGGCTTGACCGGCTCGTGACTCGGGGAATCGAGTTCCGTACTTCAACTCGTCGCTCAGAATGTTGTTCTCTGCGAACGAGTAAGGCGGTACATCCAGGCTTACGCGCCGGATCTTCTCTGGCGTGTTGCTTCGGATGACCGAATCCGGCCCCACGTTCAACTGGGTAACGTCCTGCGGGATTGCTAGTGGAGCCTCAACACTCTTCTGAGTGGCCTCCAACATGAGTAGCGCCAGCCGTGCCTTTGCTGCATACACGGGCAGAACGTCGTCAAATTGACCAGATACCCCTCCGTCGAACGTGGGTCGCTTCGCCAAGGCAACGGGGATGACACCCATCATGTTTTCCTGACGAGTCAGCACTACATCGGTTTCCGTGAACATGACGATCTCGTCTGGGGTTGTCCAACGGATAACGTTGATGTAGGAGTTGTCGTCGCGGCGGGACGAGCGGATCTTGTCTGCCAGTTCGGGGAACATGGCGGCTAGATCGCCGACCTTCCTGCGGAAACTGTTGCAGAAGACGCGCATCTCACCGAAGCGGTCTTGATCCCAGTAGGTGCCCATCGAGTGCTCGACGCTGATGTGGGGAGCACCGTCCTTGAAGTTTGGCTCCACGCGCAGGGGAACGAAACCGAAGGTAATCAGTTGGTCAGCGGCGCGAATAATCTCGCTACTCATCTTCGACTTGGCGAGGTAGTAGTTCGCTATCTTCGTGCGCTTGTCGGCTTTCGTTCGAGCACTCTCATCGAGGGCTGAGTCACCGGAAGCGGAGATAGTGGGGAGAACACCGATCTGCTCGGACAAGTCTTTAGCAACAATGTCGATCATGTTGGCGACGATGGGCTGGGACCATTGGCCCTCGGGGAACAGGGAGGGGTAGACCGATCCCAGGTTCCCGTTACGCGCCTCGGCAACCATGCTCATTTTTTTGTCGCGCTCAGAGAAGCGCATACGAATCTGCTCGAAACGCTCGTTATACGTCGCCATACAACCTTCTATACGGAAATGACATCATTGAGGTTTACCGTGAACTGGGCGCTTCTATCGCCCCTGGTAACGAACTCAGTAGACATGAAATTTGTTTGGTAGTTGCTGTTGATGCGGAACAACTGCTCACGAGCAACAAGTTCGGCGAACCATAAAGCCATCACAGCGTCTTGCTTCAGTTTCTTCGGGGGAACCCCCGCCTGCCAGGTGATTAGTTGCTCGACCAGTTTCCTGACGTTTTCATTTGTAGTGGCAGGCAACTCGATGAGATTGTCGCCAGCGTGCTTCGTGGTTAGTTGACCTTCTCGCGTCGTCTTTGAACCAAACAGGGGAGCGAGGGAGGCCACACCGAACTCAGGGTCTTGCTTGTTTGAGCCTGTGTGATGGGGCCGGTAAGAGATTCCCTTGCTTGCCAGGAACGATCTGATTTCCTCGTCCTGAGTCAGAAACAACTGAAACGCATTGGACTCCACAACAATAGTCTGCGGTCTGTACCGCTCTGCCCAATTACGAATCAGCGTCCTGATCGCGGCTGGCGAAGGCGATGTCATCACATCGACATCCATCACATAACGCTTACCACTTCTCCGGTCTACGGCATAGGCGACGGAAGCCGTATCGCCACTCATCGCTGGATCAATACCAACCACCCGGTAGAAGCCTTCAGGGTCTTTCGGGTGACCAGCGACACCGGACGACAGGGGGCCAACACTCCTCATGCCATTCACGGAACCCTTTACGCAGACGGGATCGAATATCGCGTCCTCGGCTACGTCAAGATTTTGATAGACCAGGCTCCACTTACTCGGCCCGACCTCGTTACGAACTTGGGATAGGCGCTCGCCACTCCACCGCTCGAAGTTTCCATTTTCGTCCGGCACATCATCTTCCATGAGTGTCTGCTCGGACTTAGGCCACAAGGTCACCCAATCCTTCGGGTCTTCCTTGGACTCCAACACGGCTGGCATAGCCAGGTAACTCCACGGGACTTTCCCGTCCGTGTAATGCTCCGCGTTACGCAACTCTTTATACAAGTCAATCGAGGCGACGCGGGTACCAACAACAAGTAACTGACCGCCCCTCGGTGGGAGACGGGACGCAACTTCCTGCCTGATCCAGTCTTGCTGCTTACGCCAATCGGACGAGTTGGTTAGCGTCACAACATCGTCGAGGATGATGAGGTTCGCACGCGATCCATAAATCATTCCACCCATGCCGATGGCTTCGATGGTTGGGTCTTTGGAGTCGCTGTCCCGGTCGCCCCCCAAGTAAACGCGGGTAGCAGACCACTCATCAGCGGAAGCCTTGAACCCGTCAGTAGGGCCGAACGCCGCCTGCATCTCCGCGTAGCGGGGGTGGGTCAACCGTTGCTTAATCGCGTACAAGAACTTCTTAGCCTGATCTTGAGTCTTGCTCACGATAATCACGTTGATGTTCGGGTCTTTGCACACCCGATACGTCGCGTAATTAATACTCACGGTCATCGACTTCGCGTGATTGGGCGGGACGTTAACGAGCAACCGGCTCAGTCCAGAAGTGCCCTTCTCGTACACCATGCTCGGGTGCAGCCACCCTGGGTCGCGCCCCTCCATGAGATCGACCACGTTCTGCATGTGAGGCCACACCTTCACACCCAGGTACTTCTCGGAGAACTCGGAGAACCCGACCTTCTCAGTATTCGAGGCAACTAACTCAAGACGCTTATGGCGGGAGAAGTCACACAAAGCCGCCCAGTCGGAGTCACGCCTACGCTGATCCTGATACCAGGAACGAGACCTCTCGATCTTCCGCAGCGCGTCACGCACCCGCTCACCCGAACGGATAAGGGCGAGCAGTTCACCCTTCGCAACCTCAGTACCGACTACCCGGCGACCTGACCTGTCTCCTTGGCCCATGTCTTGTAACCCAACTCCGTCCGATCAACCTTCTCCATGTGCTGTGCGCTCACGCACAAGTGGTTCCAGCAGGTCATCGAGATAACCTCGTCGGTGGAGAAATCTGTCTGCTTCCCATCGGGCAGCGTCTCGTACCCATACGCCCACGCCCACAACAACCGGCGCGTCCTCAACGGGATAAAAGATGTGTAACCGGCGACCTTCAACTCGACCAACGGGTGAGATAAAGACCTACCGCCAATGTTCTGATTGGCCTGCAATGCGCCGCGCCAAATGGCGCAGCCAGAACCATCAAGCCGAACAAAATGCCAAACGTTCCGATCCCACCATGCGGAGGACTTCTCCTCCACCGCGTAGAAAATCGCAGCGTCGCTGACGCAGGAAGCGAACGGATCAAACGAGCGCAGTAACGAACTCACTCTGGACATAACTCACCCACCTAAAAGTGGGGATAAATCACAGGAACGTTGTGACCGTTCCCATATTCTACCTGCTCAAAGTGACGCGAGCGTCCCACGACCTCGCGGAACTCGGTCGAACAATCACAAACAAAGCCGACCCGCCGCCTCCCCTAAAGGCGGGGAGGCTTAGTAAAAAAAGGCTTCTACTAATAACCCTGTAGTCTGGCAATTCACAAAAAGCAACCCCCCAAGAAACAAAAACTTTCAACACCCTGCAAACACGCGGGTTTCTGGTCAAAATTTTTCTCAGGTCTGTACACACCCCACGGGGGGGCTTGCTTAAAACCCCCCCAGGTCGTGCGTTTCTGCACCTATTGGGGTAGTGTGCTGTCCGTTTTGTGGCTTATTCCCTCTTTGCCTGGGGCTTGAGCACGGACCTGTCCCCTGTGCCCCCTGGAGTGTCCGTTTTGCCCTGGTATGCCCCCCTGATTTGACGTGCATGATGGAATGGAAGTAGCCGACAGAACACCCTGCCGGTTACACCCTGCAAGATGAAAGAGAGATCAAAATGGCTAAGCAATCCTTCACCGTGACCCTCGCCAACGGCAAGACCAGGACGGTCAAGCCTAAGAGGGATTGGCGGAAAGACCCTGCTACGGCTGCTCAGATCAGGAAGATCTCGACGCTCTGCTACGAGCAGTCGCTCAAGATCGCTGACCTGCCCAACGTCAAGACCAAGGGTGGGGCTTCTGACCTGATCCGCAAGTTGTCAAATGCCTAAAGGCGAAACACCCCTTCGGGGGTGTCCACCGTTGATGACGGTGCTGATGAGCCTCTGAAAGGAGATCAGTATGGCTAAGCAGAAGTGGACGGTGGAACGTGGGCCGAGAGTCTACGAGGTTGCGATGTTCCTCGGTCTGTTATCGAGGGACGTTCTGACTGACCTTCGGCGGTACTTCCCACGGTTCGAGGGTCTGTCGTCGTCGAGCAGGGTTCCGCTGCCGATGGCTCTCGAAGTCTGTATGCGGCAGAGGGATATCAAGTGGGTCTGTCCGGTGTGCTACGCCGAGGGACACCTTCTTGGTGAGCAGGACTGTCCTGGATACAAGTATTAGGTCTGACGTTCTGATTGGGCCAGGGTTTCGACCCTGGCTCTTTCAGTTGGTCAGATAGGCCAACTTAGCGATCAAGGAGTATCACGATGGAGCATTGTACTACCTATCGTTACGTCAGAAACGACGCAAAGGTCGAAGCGATTATCCACATCGTTACCGAAGCGGGTGACGCAGACACCGCAGCAGTCAGGGCACAAGACGAGTTTAACTGGTTCTTGGCTCAGTTGTGCATGTCGTCATCTGACGGCTACGAAGTGCCCTTCGATATGACTGGTTGCCAGCCGACCGACCCAGAGTTGGCTGCTGAGCAGGCTGAAGAAAGGGCTGTCCATGAGGCTGAGATTGCCGCCTACAAGGAGATTGAGCCTGAATGGATTGCAGGGTGATCTAGTTATCTGCCATTCTGTTAGGCAGGGGCTTCGGCCCCTGTCTTTCACCCTGGCAGATCACCAGGGAGTTAGGAGTAGCGAGATGAGTACCAGGAGTGAAGCGCACTTTGTTGTGTGGGTTGGTGGCGTAGAGGCCGACTACTACATGACTAAAGAGGCGGCAGACCTAACTGCTCAGATCCTCAAGAACGACGGCTACGACGACGTTGTAGTCGAGGCGGTTGTAATCGAGAGGGTAAGTGATGAGTGACGAGGGCCGCCGCATGGTGTACGAGGTCATGGAATACATCGAAACGCCAAGGCTTCCGCAGTACCGCCACCGTCACGATTGCGACAACTGTGAACCCATAGGGCAGATCATCGAAGAAACGATGTGGGTGCCGAGGGTTGATGGTGAACTTCAGAGGGAGCAGAGAAGGTGGGACTGCTACGTCTGTGTTCACCAAGGTTGGGACGGTCGGGGCACTCAGGTTGTCGCTCGCTTCGGCGAGGACGGCGACTATCACAGCACCACCCTTTTTACGGGCGGCAAGGACAGTAGACAGCAGGCGTTACGGACTGATCCTTACTTGCAATGGTGTATCCATCTGCTCGCTTTGCGACAAGTGAAGCACCTTCAAGACAAGCAACATCAAGAGCACATCGCCAACATCAGAAGCAACTTGCCAAGTTGAGGGTTGCCACCTTCGGGTGGCTTCCCTGAGCGTGGCAACAACGCTACGTTCAAGAGAAAGAGGTATCAAGATGAGTTGGTATGACAAGAACTATGGGGCCATCTACATTGAGGCGCATGAGGCTGCTATGGAAGCCGCCAATGCGAAGGTTCCGGTTCCGATGATCGTGGGGACAGCGAAGTCGCTGTTCGATGACACGATTGACGAGACTAAGCCGACGTACTACGTCCCTCAAGGTGTGTGTGGCTTCGCTTCTATCTGCTTCAAGGGCAATACAGGTTGGGGCAGATGGGCTAAGGCTGCTGGTGTGGCTCGGAAGGGCTACCCGAGTGGGCTTGCTATCTCTGTCCATGAGGGCGGTCAATCGTATGAGATCAAGTGTGCTTATGCCCATGCCTTTGTTGGTGTGCTTCAGTCTCATGACATTGACGCTTGGGTAGAGAGCAGGCTCGACTAATGCTGGGCATTGGCTTGTATCAGAAGTGCGAGGAGTGTGATCGAGTGTTCGATATGGCTGATGGGATTGACCGTCAGGAATGGCACTACGGACACGATTGCGAGGTATGACATGGAACGAGTGGAGTTCTTCTCCTCTGATGGTGAGTGGTGGATTGTTCATGACCCTTACAACGGCAACTACGGTTATGAACTGATCCACTTGCCGACGAGGAATGAGGGTGGTGACGGCTCTCAAGGTGACTTCATGACTGAGTTCGCTGCTCAACGTGCAGCATGGGAGATCAATGAAGGAGAGCGTGAGTTGGTATGAGCATGGTTTGGTATCACGAAGGAACGGGTACTTACATGCCCGTAGAAGATTGTGTAGTTGTAAGTGTCCCCGACAACTTGGACGCTGAAGAAGTCTTAGATTATTTAGAAGATGTGAACTTCGAGCGCACGCCTCATCAAATGTTAGGGGTGGGCGTTTACTGAGGTAATAGCAGGGTGCATGAGTGAGTTGGGGGGCAGGGCAACCTGCCCTCCTTCTCATCTATGTAACGTGCATAGATGGTGAGATAACAGGAGTAAGAATGAGTACGATTACTTACGATGATGCTGTATCGAGCAACCCCCTTCGATACAACGAGTCGCGTGCGTTCATAAAGGCACCAAGCGTGGCTGGTTACACCGACGCGATGATTGGCAAGAAGGGTTACGCTAACTACAAAAGCGGTGAGGATCGCTGGTACTTCCGTGAGGAGGGGTCTGACGAATATCGCTGGGTTCACTTCGACCAGATCGCTTTCGTCCCCATGATTGGTGACAAGATCCTGGTCGGTAATGAGCCAGAGTTCCCTTATGAGTACCGTTGGGATCGCTACAACTCTCTCAGGGATGCTCAATCTATTGCCGAACACACAGTAACGGTCACTGATGTTGCTTGGGTTTACGGTGAGGATCACTCTCAAGGCAGCGTCGTGGTCACGGGTGAGGTCAAGTCACGGCAGAAGCCTGACGACACAGAGCAGGTCAAGTTTGCGATGCCTGCTGGTAGGAGTACCCGCTTGCCGTGGACATTTGCTGAGTCTGTCCCCAATCCCGAGTCGGAAACTCGTGCCACGTTGTTCCATGAGTTTCACAGCGTGAGTATGCGGCTTTGGGAGATGACGAAGCAGAAGCGGGATTACTCCTCAGACATTGACCTGATCGGTTCGATGCTTGAGCAGGAGGCCGAGAGCCGTAACTGGTGTAATGAGTACGACCAGTTCATAGACCAGTTCAATGGCGAGTCGAAGATCGCTTACATCTCTCCTCGTGAGAAGGAGTATGACGTAACCGTTGATGTGACAGTCACGATGACGGTGCCTGTCACTATCTCCGTGACAGCACGCAACGAGCAAGATGCGGAGTCAATCGTCGGTGATGAGGCTAGTTCGTACATTGACGACAGCCTAGTTAACTCGGAGGTGAGAGAGGGTGACCACATAATCACCATTGACGACTATCAAGTAAGCGATGTGGTTGAGTGCTAAATGCAGCATGATTGACGGATCTGTGAGTATGGTGGAGGTCAGGGCTTCGGCTCTGACCTTCGCCATGTTGGACAGATCGTTCAACAAGAAAGGTAGGTATGAGTAACAAACCGTTCGTTCTCAACCTCATGTTCAACGACGAGGAAGGTCTCATTCGATTCTTCAATGAGACTTTCTTTGCCCACGGATACGAGGTTGGGCTGTACGAAGCCGATTCAGTAGATATAGAGAGCAGTCAGAGCGCCCATCAGTATGTCGTCCGTAACTGGAACGAGCCTCGTATGACCGAGCCTTTGGCTCAAAGGGGAGGTTCCTTCGATGAGTAACAAGTGGGATGAGGTGAAAGCGACCCTCGACTCGTGGGTAGTGGATGCCTTTGAGAGTGGTGACCTGCCTGGTGATGACGTTGATAGGTGGGTTCACGAGACGGCTGATGGTTGCGAGTTCGTCATCTGGCATAGCGAGGTGATAGACATTTGGAACAGCAGCCCAGAGGTTCAAGACTTTGAGTGGGGTTCTGCGGAGTTGTTCACTCCATTCCAGTCAATCCTTACACGCATGACCATCGTGGTCCTCCTCGCTATCGAGGATCACTTGAGGCAAGCAATCAAAGATCATCAAGAAGAACTAGATAAGGAGGTTGAGTAAGTGAATACTTATGAAGTGAAAGTTAGGTTGCACTACACCGACACATACACAATCGAAGAGTATAACGAAAGCGACGCACACCAGGAAGCACTTGAGCAGGCTATCAACGACGTTGAGATGGTTGCCGAGGTATGGACAACACACAAGGAAGAAGAGGAAGACGAGGTGGAGGATGATGAGTAGGTGCGAGGATTACCCATGCTGCGGTCACACCGACGGCTTGGGTTGCGATTACACACCCGATTACGACTACATCAATAAGCATGTTGGTTGTGAACATGAGCACGGCTGGTGCTACCTCGATGACATCGAAGATGAAGAAGATGACGACGTTGATCCCGACATCGACCCGAACGCTCAGCACCCTGTAGCAGTAATGAGCAGGGGAGAGTTCAGCCCACAATGGTAAAAGGAGAAGGCGTGATGGCCTATCCACCTGATGCGATGTGCGCCATGTGTGACAGAACAGACCAGCACCTAACAGGGTGGCTGTGTCCCGATTGCAACGAAGAGATTGCAGGGTAGGTGAGGCAAATGTTAGACACAGAAGAGCAGACGAGTTACTGTTACGAGTGCAAGAAGCAAACTCAAACTGGAATGGATTGTCTGGACGACAGCGAATGTCCAACGTCCTGCGCTTGGTGCTGTCCCGAGTGCGGCTTTGTAAAGGAGGATGATGTACCACGTTGAAGTAACGCAAGACGGTGAACTTGTCCACGAGACATTCATCGAGGACGAGGTATCACTAAGCGAAGTGCTCATCGCTGCCGCATGGCAAGCGGTCATCGACCGCATCGACGAGCGCATCGTTCCATTAGATGAAGTAACGGAGGTGTTCTATGGTCCGACGGCCTATCGCAGAGATAGCGACTGACATTCTGCGTGACCCGCAACTGCGGGGTAGGGCACGGATGTTTGCTCCACCACATTTAGAGATCCTCACTCAAGCGAGATCCATCCATGATGTTGTGGGGTACAAGAAGGTAAGCATGAGCACTCATGCTGCAC